TCAATTAATTTGTCTATTGTCAATTGGAAGTTCCCATGCTCAACTTCAATGTCTTTCACTGTTTTACCTAACAACCTCATAGATTTTATAATCTATGAGTGTTATTGATGTCCAAGTTTGTAGTTATAATTATTTTCTTTTCAGTGTCTAGAATGAGGACTGTGGATCCTGTTTGCACTTTAACTACACCCTCTCCAAAGTAATTTCCATTTCGGTCCATAGGTTGTTCAACTAAATATTCACTAATCATGAAATTTGTGCTCTTTGTTAATTCTATTAAATCAGATGCCCTTTTTGATGTTAATAATAGAAAAAAGATGATCTTTTTTTGGACAAATGGGATTGCTGTGTTTTTCATGAAAGAATACAAGCTTTTATCATCAATTTTACTCAAAAAATCAGGGTTTTTAATATTCTCTGAATTACAGGTCTCCAAAAACATGTATGATAGATTGGATAACAATTTGATTTCTTCAAATTTAGATAGTCCTTCTGTTAATACATCACTTGTCATGTTATATTTAGAACTTCTATCTTCATATTTGTTATTTGACAACAATGAAATAATTGTGCCATCTATGTCATCACTAGAATCTCCATAATTGATTATTTTTAGTGGCTTCTCTCTAGACCCCATCATTCTCATTAATAGCAATGCTAGCTTCTGAACTGCTTCAGATTTAATTCTTGACAATCCATTCAAAGTGTCTGGTAGTGTTCCTTTAATAAATGGATAAAACTCCATTAAAGTCGAAGCGTCCCTGTCAAATGAAGTTTCTAGTCTCGGTTTTTCCCATAGATGAAATAGTATATCTGATATTGTGTGATTGAGCTTAAAAGACACTTCTTTTGTCATTAGTGTTATAAACCTCTTTGCTTCTAATAAATTCCTTGGGTTTAATTCGTCAGTGTCTTGTGAAATAAATCGTACCAGTCTATTAAACTTTTCTAAGTGAGGATATAAGTATTGTATGTCATCAAATCCAACAGTGCTTTGTTTATTCTCCAAAAACCATAACACTGACTCTCGATAAGTTGTGGTTTTTTTACTAATTGTTGGAATATAAAAGATTTTGGCATTTTTTATTGCAGACATTCTTCCATAAAAGAAGGCAGGGTTGATAGCTCTTGCTGATTCTGCTGCATTATCTAAAAAAAGATACATCGAGATTTTCATTTTCACCTCATCAAATGTTTCTGCAGGCCTAATCAAGAATAAGGGATTGCTTTGTATGAATTCTCTTATTTGTTCTGGTCCAAAGGGGGCCATTCTTCTTAAGGCTGATATTAATAAGGATGGTCTAATTTTGGTTTGGATTCTGTGTAACCCTCCATAAATGTCATCATGTGTTCTTGGGTCTGAGAGTAGATTTAAATCAACTGTTTTGGTTGATGAGTGTGCTTGTAAGAATACAGTTTTTTCACAAGAAGTGATTTTGTTCCAATCTCCAATGATTTGATAATTGTGTGCTTCAGGGCCAAACAATAGCATTAAAACAGGATGTTGTAAAGGATATTGACCTAGTTGATAAGGAATCCTTTGACAGTTTAAAATTTGTGTAGGGTCTGTTTCAAATTCATTTGTTCCATAAATATGATCACAAAAGTCTTTATTGAAATTATGAGCTATCGTAAATAATTCTAAGGATGATCCATTTTCAAATAAGCTTTGGCAAACATTAAATGATTCTTTCACCATTCTATAATATGAATCTGTGTAAAAAACATCCATGCTGGCTAATGCGAACTTTAATCTCGTGGGATGAAACCCTAAATTTGATCCAAATAATGAATTAAATTCACACACAATGTTAGAAACAGAACTTTTTGCTCTTGAAGTCTCACAGTT